AGTCAGGAAGTTAGAAGTTGCGGTTCCGCCGTTAAGGCTTGTGGTAGCCGGGATCGTCAGAGACGTTGTGGAGTTGATGTAGAAAGTCAACGTCTTCGTAGAGGCATCATAGGTCATAACGACCATGATATAGCCAGTTGTCGGCAGAGTCGCCGTCAGATTGATAGAAGGTCCGCTCGTTCCGTCTGCCGTAGCGATACGGATCTGATTATTGTTGACAACGTAACGAACCTGGATGCCAGGGTTAGAGGCGACGTTTGCACCCGCGCCGAATAGCACAGGAACCGTGCCAGCCGTCCAAACGCTCGGAGCCTTTAGCAGGAGGGCGTAAGACCACGACTTGTTGAGGCTCAGCGTCTTGAGAAAGTCGGTTGAAACAGTCTGAATGCTATCGCCGCCATCGTTGCGGAAATAAGCGGGAACGCCGCCAGAGGCCGCAACGAAGGTCGGATCGTCTGTGCCTGTAGATGTAGACGAGCCCAAGAACGCATCATAAGCGGTCTGCGTAGAACTATCAGCCGGTGCCGCAATCTGGTTCTGAAGCGTCTGGCCGTTATTGACTGAGGCCTTGCGGTTGAAGAGGGGGTTAGACCAGACAGAGGAGATGTTGGCCGTTGCCGCGTTGACGGTCAGAGTATGCGTGAAGTCGGTGACGTTCGGCGTTGTAGCGGCATCTGTAGCGCGAAGGTTAGCGATGTTCGTGCCGGCCGTAGTGGTTGCGGGGAAGGTCAGGGTTGCCGTCGTAGAAGGAACGTTTGCCTGCGTCAGAGTGAAGTTAGCCGTCTGGTCTCCAGTACGCTTGGAAAAGGTAACGGGCTCGTTGGCCGTCAACGTCGTGATATAAGCCGTGTTGTTCGCCGTCGTGCCTGTTGCCGGGCTCGTGATGACTGGAGGCGTCGTATCAGCGGACGCATTGACAGTTGGCGTAACCTTGCCGTGACGCACGGGTAGGGGGACCGTCTGGTTGTCGCGGATCATGTTCTGCCAGACGATCGTGCCAAGCGTACCATAACCGAACTCAGCGACTTCCGTTGCACCGTTCGCGGGCGTGCTGGCAAGAGTTGCCGTCACATGAGTTGCATCCGTCACAGAGATATTCGACAGAGTAACTGCCGTGCCGTTGGCCGTATAGCGAAGGCCTTCGTTGGCGCTCGCGGGCGTAAGAGCCGTGCCGCCATCATGAGCGAACTCGAAAACGACCGTCGTTCCGTTACGCGCAGCCGCAATAAGGCGCGGACCATCGACGCCACCGGAAACGGTATAGCCATAGGTCTTCGCGATTTTGCGTGCGAAGCGCGTGGCAAGAGTATCGTAACCGGCATCAACAGAGTGAGCACCGCCATCACCGGGAAGATCATACATTTCCGGCAAGATCGTGCAGAAACTAGGATTCGCCGCTGCATAAACCGGATCGAAATCACGGATCTTCTCGATACCCGCGATGTAGTTGGCCGTAAGAGCGGAATAATCCACGTCACGACGATTCATGGGCGCAAGGAAGATCCTCAGCCCCGGAACCTTGGCTCGCATGGTTGCAAACAGAAGCGCGCGAGCATTGAAGTAGCGTGTCGCCTGTGCATCGCTGGCACCAATGAAGAAGGCATCGCCTTCGCCTTGGTTCCAGATCGTGAAGTCTACGCGGCGACCGGCAGCCACTGCTGCATCAACGGCAGCGGACCACTTGTCATAGCGCGGTCCAGGAGTTCCCGGCGTCTCGTTCCACCAGTAATAGGTTTCGCGGGCGGGCTTATTGACATCGAGAAGGGCAGAGCCTTCGGTCGCACCATTACCGAACGTATAGGAAACGGCAGCCGGCGAATTGTCGTTGAGCGCCGACTGGAATTCCATACGGCTATTGGTATAGAAATATTCCTGATTGCTCTGACCAGCAGAGAGGCCGAAGAAGCGATTGGCCTGAAGCGAAAGCGAACGCTTAATGATGCTAGGACCAGCGACGTAATCGACAGGAAGCATAGCCTCGCGAACGCGATACTTATCCACGCCAGTCGCGAGCGAGCCAGGAAGAATGTTCTCCGCGTAGAGGACGTTGGCCGCATCGGTGTAATTGATCGTAACGTTGGCAGTCTGCGTAACGGTCGAGCCCGTGAAGGCATAGCCGCTAGACAGGTTATTCGAAGCCGTACCCGTAACACCGTTCGTCAGGTTGATGAAAGGCTTCGTCTGCGTGATCTGAGCATCGACTGGATCGTGCGGGACAGCGGACCAAAGGACAAGATTGTTCGCGATCGTTGCGGAGATGCCAGGGCCGCTATTGGCGTTAACACCGATGCCGTTCGCCTGACTATTGCGGATCGCGTTATCGGAGATCGTGAGACTGCGGATGCCCTTGAGGTCTTCGTCCTTGACAAAGATGCCCTGAGGCGTATCCTTGCCGCCACCATCAAGGAAGTTGCGGAGGATGGAAACGTTATCCCAGCCAGTTGCCGAACCGCTCGTGGAGATCTGAATCAGGTCGTCGTGATTGCCGCTATCGGTCGAATCGTTGTTGATCGAACCGAGAAGATCGGAAATGTCATTGCCTGTGATCGTCAGGCCGTTACCGCCACCGACGAACTGCATCCCGTCGAACTGCGAGCGACGGATGTTGTTGTTCGAATAGGTGTTGTTGTCCTGACCATCGCCTGTCGCCTGGAGCCAGAAGCCATAGCCATCCGTCGAGTTACCGGAAACGACGCAGTTCTTCTGGCTGACAAAGCGGATGCCCATGTCGCCCTTGGTGATGCTGTCTGGGTTTGTATCGCCGGGCCAACGTGCCGTTGCACGACCCTTGAAGATGCAATTGATGACCTTGACGGTATCAGGAGCATTCAGATGGATATTCGGAACGAACTGCTGACGCGCCGTATAGTTGAGGGCGGTACGATCGAACTTGATGTTCTCGAACGTAACGTTCTTCCAGCCGGAAAGAATACCCCCACTAGAGCCAGCCTTTGCAACGATATCGATCGTCGCAGGGACCAACGGATCGTCGGAAACGATCTTGAGTTCGCTCGTGGGCGCAAGGTTTTCAACAGCGATCGAATAAGGCGAACCGCTGGATGCGAGGCGAAGCACCTGACCGCCCGTCGCAGTCGCAAGAGCCGACACAAAGGCAGCCTGAGTCGAGATCAGCGGGCTTGGGTTGACGGGAAGGTTGCTATCAGATACAATAAAAGGGGCCGACTGAATCGCACCTCCGACCGTGATAGCCTGACCAACGGTTGGGGCCGTATCGAACACGTAATTCCACTGTCCCGAGGCGTTAGCCGTGACAGTCGTCACAAGGTTTCCGCTGAGGTAGATTGGAACCTTGGCGTTCGGGCCTGATTTGCCCGAAACAGTCTTGGACGACATGGAAAAGGCGCTCACATAGGCATACTTATGATTGTTTGTCGCCAAGCGCTCGAACTTATCAGAAGACGGCATGGATGGTTCCTTAAATGAGGGTATCGAGTTCGGTGGTTTCGGGAGCGGCGGGAACGCCCATCATGCCCCGAACGTAATCAATAGCTTCGTCGTCTGGCTGAAGACCGGCACGAGCAAGTTCGGCGAGTGTAGCGGAGATTTCCTCAGGCGTGCGCTTGGCGACGTCTTCGGTCGTGAACTTCGGCTTGTACTCATCCGGGAACCCGTTCAGTTCCCAAAGAGGATCAATGAAGTCCTTATCGAACTGCGAAGTCATGTCCTTGAGCGCACTGTTTACGGAAAGGAACAGGTTGCCGGACTTGTCCTTGGAAAGTGCCTGAGAAGAGGTAGCTTCACCCAAGAGGAGGAGTTCGCAGCCGAGTATGCGCGCAAGTTCCGTGTTGATACGGGTGACAGCCGACGCCATATCGGTTAGGCCAGTCGCTCCGCCTTGCAAGAGCGAAAGATCCCATTGACGCTGGCCCGTAACGGTATTACCGCTTTCTGTCTGGCCCGTGTACGTCTTGGAATCTAGGACGACGCCCGTATTCTCGCCCTTGATTTGCATCGAAACGAACCGTTCGATATTGCCGAGGTAGATACGAGCTTGGGCCTGCCGCTCCTCATCATCGCCTGCCCACTCGGCAAGCTCAGCGTAAGGCGCGTGCCCGACAGGAATGCCGCGAAGATCGCGCTCATAGCCGCGCTGTTCAAGGATCTGGTATTGCTTCAACCGCTCGGCTGGCTCAGCGCAATGACGAAGAAGACCAAGACCGTCAGGCTGATCACTCAGCATATCGTCAACGAGATAGATGGTCTTCGCGCGCGGGAGATAGACTTCTAGCTGTGAATTCGGATCTCGCTGAACAAAGCCGTTGACAAAGCCGTTATCGTCAATGTCCCATTGGACAACGGAGCCAGGAGCGCGAGCTTCGATATTGAGATAGTTGACCGTCCCGTCATCGTTGCGGCGCGCAATCCATTCACTGATCGAGCAACCGCTGAACTTGAAGCCAGCGGCCCGGCGAACGATACGATCCCATGAGGAATCCATCGTGTGCATCGCGGTCTCGACAAACTCGGCGTAGCGCCGTGCATCTGCCGTATCATCAATTGGATTGACGCGCCATTGGCTGTTTGTGAGAACGTTCGTGTAGAAACGAATCGAGGCCGCAACGATCGAGCAATTGGAAACGATATCGTTGTAGGTCTTGAACTTCTCTTGGCCCTGT